AATGTCCGTGGCTTCCACATCGTCCGATACCCTAAATTTCTTTTCTCCTTCAACATTAACCGCAGGGGCTACCGACTTTTCTTTCAGTAGAAGGAATAGTGCAAACTTAGCTAATGATGGCGGGGGGGGCAGCAACGAAGTTACCTATCTCGAAGTAGGAAAATTTAAAGTAAATTTCGGTAATGCAACATATAATGATGATCTAGAGTTTCTTTTTAGTACTACAGCAGACTCTGAGGTAACCTTTAAACATAATAGAGGGAACGCTGCTATTGCAAATGGCGGGAAGCTTGATTTAGATGGGTTCACTGGATTAACATTTGCTACGGCAGTAACTTCAGGTAATGTAGAAACTGGTGCTTATGGCACATTTAGATATGCAACAGATGGTGGGGGTGGTTCCGAAGATGTATTAGGTTTCTTATCTGGACAAACTAACGCTACCCCAGCCGCAGCAACACAGCAGTCCTCATTCTGGACTATGTTGAGTGAAGGAGACGCTTCTTCCAACAGGCTTATATTTGAACCTATAGTCAGTGCTTCGAATGCTTCGGGGTTCGATAACTACCCCTACATCGGATATCATAACTACATATTTTCAGTGAATAGTTTTTATCTTAGTGCTGGTGATGGTACTGCTGCTTTTCCCGGTTTCGCATTTTACGGCGATAATAATACTGGTTTTTACAGGATAGCTTCTGGTCATACTGGATATTCAGACGATGGAACTCTTAGGGTAAACTTTGGAGGTCATACGAGAACCACAACAGATACTGGTGGTAGCTCAGATCGTACATTAGAATTCTCAGTACAAGGAACAGGGGGCTTCAGTGGCTCTCTATATGCGGACGATTGCCACCCTTGGGCAACTGGGTTTAGCGATTTAGGTACTTCTTCTAGGTTATGGGATGATATTTATACAGCCGCTGGTAATATAGCAAGCTCTGATGTGCGATTGAAAGAATCTATTAAACCTACGGCTCTGGGGTTAGATTTCATTAATGATTTAAATCCTGTGTCGTATAAATGGATAGATAAACGAAACGGTGAAAAACCCGATCAAACTCATTATGGTATAATAGCTCAAGAAGTAATTGAAACGCTAAAAGATCATGGTATAGACTCTATAATGGATTTTGGAGGCATTCACGGGAAAGAGGAAACATATTATGGAGCAAGATACCAAGAATTTATTCCTATACTTATGAAAGCAGTTCAAGAATTATCAGCAGAGATTAAAGAATTAAAGGAGAAAAACTAATGCCTGACATAACGGTATCGTTTACGGACGCACAATGGACAAGGATTGTGGCTGCAACTAGCTATATTATGAGAAGCGATGACGGGGTTGTGGATGCAACTAAATTAGCTGCTATGTGGAAAAATCAAGTAACTGATTGGGTGAAAGCGTATGAAACAGCTAACGCATCCTTAGATGATTTCTAAACGTGATCAAATTATTAGATTACGTACAGAAAACCCCATCTTACGTTTAACGCAAATTGCGGACAGGGTAGGGGTTAGAAAGTCATACGCACATAAAGTTTTAACTAATGCAGAATTACCCACTAAAAGTGTCCTAATAAATAAAAAACATTTACCTAAAAGGGTAGTTTGTAGAGCTTGTAACGGGGATGTATCTAAGGCAACGGAATCACATTCCGCAAGGGTACACCATATTCATGATGCATGTAGGTATGAATATTTTAATATCATAGTTAATTGTAGGTTTTGTAGGGTAGCCTTTAGACGAAAACGTGTAACCCTTATTTCAGCCGCCCCTCATAGTACTTACATATATTGTAGTAGAGCTTGCTATGCAAAAGGTATGAAAAATGACAGTACTTATGACCTGCGTTTATCTAACCAAAAAAGAAATACTAGCGTTGACCCAGAGTAAAGAGAATGTTATAATAATACTATTCTAGGGATAATAAAAAAGAGGTTCAATGGACATAAATAATAAATTAATAGAACAGTGGGAACCTAAAATTAATCGTATGCTCCAGACAACCTCCATACGTGGCATGGATAGAGAAGATATTGCACAAGAATTAAGAATATCTATCCTAAAAGCAGCAAAAGGTTTCGATCCTAGTAGAAAAGTTTCCTTCCACACTTATTTGCATACTACTATGATTAATACAATAAGAACCTTAATTACTAAAGCTCAACGTCGTCCTGAACCTCAAAGCTTAGATAAGTATTTATCGTATGATTCCCAAGAAATGTCAGGTGGTTTAGGGAGGGGGCAATGGTTTGAAAATAAAGCTCTTTCAGTAAATGTTGACATGGATTCAGATTTAATGTTACAATCTTCATTAGATCATTTTGGGTTTTCGAGTACCGAACGATTATTTTTAACTTTACGTATGGAAAGCCTAACAATGGATGAAATTTCTAATACTTTACAAGAGTCTGCTTATAAAATTAGAACCCAGATTAGACAAAGATTAGGTAGGCGGAACGAGAAAAGGGTTTTATTATGGTTAAACGGAATGGAAAACTCCTAGAGAACTATAACTCACAAGATGTGCGTGGTGTTTTTACGTGGTTATACTCTAAAAAACATAATAAAGAATATGTTGATAGAGGTTTCATTGGGTATGACCTTAAGATCATTAAAGAAGCTATTAAACATCATGGCTTATTCCCGGTTTTGGCAGGGTTCTACAATGGGGTTAAGAATAACAATGACAATGTTTCGATAAAGTATATTATTAAAGGTTTTGAATTTAAGTATTACCTTCCCGATAACAATGCAGAAATATATTATAAAGTGATGGTGTACGGAACTGATAAAGTAAAAGCGTATTGGCGGAAATATCTGCTTCTTAACTCAAAATGGTTTCCCACAGCGGCATCAGAGCAAAAGAAGAAGAAAATTATAGAGAAGATCAAGGAGTGGACAAATGCCCAGACAGAGTAAGGGTAGACGGGGTGGGTTTACTAAGGTTAGTACTGCCCGTGAACAATTAAATTCATCAGATTTACGCTCTCGTGAAGCCCCTGAAGGCTTATTTAGGGTTATATCTATAACAGGTAATAAAGACGTATGGCTGGAAGGAACGTTTAAAGTATTCCTAGAGGCAAGAAAAGTTGCTGATGACATATGTGGTGATGGTGTGGTATGCTATATTCACGGTAGTGGGCCACGAGTAATTTATATAGCGAGGTAAAGATGCAGAGTTTTGAATATATTGAATCTGGAGTTTTGTTTAGCTTAACAGACCCAGTAAATTTTAAAAACTTTAGATATACAGGAAAGGATTTTGCAAAGCATGGAGAAGTGCATACCTTTATTGTAGACTACGTAGACCAATACAGAGAGACACCATCTGCGTCCACCTTAGCAGAAAACTATCCTACGTTAGATATTTCAGCGCAGACGTTAAATTACGACTACGCAGTTGACCAGTTTAAAGATCAGGTTATTTACCGAAAGATTGTAACATCTATTCAGTCTCAAAAAGAGTTATTGAAGGAAAACCCCTCAAAGGCTTTATCGACTATTATTTCAAGCCTAGGTGACGTTGAGATAGAGACTGATGAAGACGTAGCTGTATATAATGATGGCTCCCCACAACGTTTAGAGGAATGGAAAGAGCGAACGCTTAAACGCCAATTAGGTGATGGTATGATGGGCATACCTACTCCTTTCAAATCGTTTAATGGTACAGGTGTTGGTTGGATGCCGGGAGAACTTATTGCTATGTTTGCCCGCCCAACAGTAGGAAAGACATGGATGTGCGTTGAGGCTGCTGCTACCGCAGTTATGGCAGGGCATAAGACCCTATTAGTATCCACTGAAATGACAACTTCAGCTATTAGTTTAAGGGCAGACGTAGTATTAGCTAAAAAGATGGGTTATAACTTCTCCCACAGGGCTTTACGTAATGGCGACCCCATAGATGAAGACCAATATAAAAAGTTCTTACAGGAACTTAACGGTAGGTCATTGTTGGTTTGCGACCACATAGAGGGTGAGTCTACTATTTCCATAGAGAGCATTGCTCGTTTGATACGAAAACACTCACCGGACTTCGTAGTGCTAGATGGAATCTATCTAATTTCCTCAGGTGATGGTAAAAAGGCGATGTGGGAACAATCCCATGCCCTTTTCTATGGTATGAAAAATCTTTGCCTTGCTACGAATACCGCTATATGGGTATCAACGCAAGCTACTAGAGAAGCCGCAAATATGTTTGAGCCTCCCAGAGCAGACCAAGTAGCCTTTGGAGACGCTCTTATTAGGGCAGCAGATGTTGCAATGGCAATGTGTCTTATTGAAGATAATGATGATAAACGTTTAATGCAGATT